TACCGACTTTGGCATTTCAACTATTGGAAATTCTCCCTTATACGGCACGAACTTTGGAATACCGAAACCGACGATTTCCTTGCCTTCACCGTATGACCGAACCTTCACCATGACCATGCCGCCATTGCGTTGATCGCCTGTCCCGCTGGTGTTGCCTTCGATCGTCAAGCATGTTTTTGTGTCAATTAGTCCAACCACAATTCCAATGTGTGAAATGCGGTCAACGCCGTCATGCGGAAAGTCCATGAAAGCCAAATAGCCCAATTGCGGCATACCCGACCAACGCTGAATTTCTTTGAATTTATGTGCGCCAACGGCAGTGCCGACAACTGAATGAATTTTGACACCTGCCTGCGCTGCACACCAATTCACGAATGAACCGCACCAGGGCAAACCGTCCGCCTTTGTAAATTTGCCGTACTTTGTCAGGTTGTCGCCTTCTTCGATCGTGCCTACTTCAGCTGCTGCGACTTCGATCAGTCTTGCATTTGTTCCGTCAGGATACGACATTGTGCACCTCGCTTTGGCAAATCCATTGACATGTTTCTTCATTCAAAACAACTTCATTTTCGTGACATTGAATTTTTGGTTCAATAAACGCGTCACGATCTAAATCATAAGTGAAACCAATGCCAGCAAAATTTTTGCGAATTGTTCCATTGTATGACGTTTTTACCCATGTTCCACCAAGTGAATTCATGAACGCTTCGCCTTCGTCGGGTGCGTTATTGTCGCCAACCAACACACGAATAACAATGTTGTTTTCATCAATTTCTGCCCAATGTGACATTAGTCCACCTGCGTTTTCGTGTATCTAAAAATTACAATTCCCGAACCACCGTTGCCGCCATTTGTCGGTGTGCCACTGTTTCCAGTACCGCCACCGCCGCCGCCTGTATTAGCAGTGCCAGCCGTACCAACCCCAGTCCCCGCGCCACCTGCGCCGCCGCCGCCCGAACCACCTGCGCCCGAACTACTACCTGCACCGCCACCGCCGCCTGCGTATGTTGAACCAAAATAAGTGGAACCTGAACCGCCTGTTCCGCCTGTTGTGCCGCCTGTTCCAGCATTACCTGCGCCACCTGCGCCGCCGCCGCCCGAACCTAAAATTCCGCTAGTGCTTGCATTGCCACCCGAATTGCCTTGACCTGCCGTTCCAGCTGCCCCAGCAGTTTGAACAAAACCACCACCTGAATACAATCGCAGTCCGCCACCGCCCGAACCACCTGTTAACGGTGCATTTTCAAAACCACCCCGACCACCGCCAACGGCGTTTGTGTAACCTGTAACTGAAGTGTTTGAACCGCTTGAATTAGAACCACCGCCGCCAATTGTGACTGTTAATGATTGCGGGGTAATTGTGCTGCTGGCAGAATAAACCAATCCACCCGCGCCACCGCCGCCGCCACGGTATTCGGGGTCACCTTGATTCGCACCGCGACCACCTGCACCGCCGCCTGCAACGATTAAAACGTCAGCAACTAAACTGGCAACGGTTACCGATAAACTGCTGCTGGCTGTAAATGTTCGGTAGTAATACGTGGCGTCTGACGTAAGTGTTCCACCCGAAACAATTGGTTTTTTTACAAATGAATTCAAACCAATGCCTTTTAACGGTGTCATGAAGTAATGTCACCGATCAAAACCCACGTGTCAGTCGCTTTTTTCCACAATGACGCGCCTGAATACTGTCCCGTTAATTTCAACTTTGAACCGCTTGAATAGATCGTTACACCTGCGCCGCCGACGGTTACCTGACCAGCACCGTATTGAAGCAAATCAATTCGTGTATTCACGGGAAAGGCTACTGACGCGTTCGTTGGAATTGTTAAAGTGATCGCCGAAGCATTGGTCAATGTGACCATTTTGCCTGCGTCCGCCAAAACTAATGTATAAGTCGTGCCAGTTTGTGCGTTTTCAATTGCTTGGTTTCCAACTGCGTAATCAAATGACAACGTGACTGAACCTGAAGTGCCGCCACCTGTCAAACCTGTCCCAGCAGTCACGGCAGAAATGTCGCCTGATTCGCTTGACCAAACAAAATCCATGTCGGTATTTGACGCTTTTGTCAAAATTTGACCAGTTGTTCCACCTTTAAGATCAGCCAGCGACGTGTCAACGGCTTGACCGAAAACTTCAAAATCGGCTGGAAGGTCTGTGACCAAGTCACTCGACGTCGGCATTTGCCAACCGAACGCACTCGTTGGGTTGCTCATAGGTATTCTCCTTTTCTACGCCACAATTGTGGCATTTGCCCAGTCTAAAGTCGGCGACACGCTCGACCATGTTTCGGTAATTGGAACGTCATTCCAACGCATTGCCTGCAATGAATACGCCAACGGCGACAATAACAACGTCACTGAAAGTCTGTTATAGGCGGCTTGGAATGACCAGCCTTCGACGAAGCCCTGGAACGTACCCGACGACATGTTCAACGGCAGGTTGTTCAGCGAAATCGCTTCGCCCATGAAAATGTTGATCAATGCGTCACGGTCAGCATTGTCAATTTCAGGGTTTGTCAGGTCAAATGAAATTTCTTTGAAAATAGGTTGTGGATTGGCACGAAGCGACAAATAAAACGCTGCCTGATTATTGGCGTCAGTTCCGTCATGCAATGTGGTTGTGATTATCTGCGCAAGATTGCCATAAATAGCAATTGAATCGGCGTCACTTGCGCTCACGTCGCTGCTGCTTGTTGCCCCGTATTTGATCGTAATTGCATTGCGTACGTCGCCAACGCGGGTTTCAATGCGCAAACCAGCTGCACGGGCGTGGTTGGCGTCAAGATCAACATAGCCATTTGCGCTTAGGTATTGGGTGCGGTGGGTCGAATCCGCGTAGCCAATGCGACCTTGCGCGTCCTCGTACAAATACCCCAGCCCTGACGTTGCCAATGCTGAAACCAATGAATAAACGTCAATTGGGTCTTGCCCAGCGCCACGGGCTGCAAGGTCATAATTGCCAGGGCGGTCGATTTCACCCAAACCGTTATTTTCAGCATTTGCCCACGTTGTGCCCGCTGGGGTGTATGTAGCCCAAGTGACCAGCGGTGCAACCTGCGCCCAGGTATTAAATAAAACTGTTTGTAAAACTTCATAGATTTGATCACCGTCAAAATCACGGGCAAGGGAATCGGTAAAAATGACCTTTGGCAAACGCGCCAATGCGCCCAATGCCGTGATCGAATAGGTCTGTGTAAACATGGTTGAACCCACGTCGCGGACTTCCAGCCCAATGTCAACAACGTTCCCACCGAAAATTGGCACAAATGTCCCCGACGTATTCTGAACTTCGACGGTGATTGTTGAATTGATGTTGACTGGGATTGCTGTTTGATTCACGTCGATCAATTGAAGGTTGACATAGCCCGCCTGCGCTTGTTCGTAAATGTTTGTTCGACCACTACGAATGGTCAAATTTGCCAAAACTGCGTCGGTGTATTCCACACCGTCAATTTCAACATTCCAAACGGGTGACCACTGCGTCATGCGATTTGCAGGCTAGTTGCGCCGCCCGTGCCGCGGTAGAACGAATCATTCAAGGTTTCAACAATTGTTCGGGCAGTGCCTTCGCGATCGAACGCGCCAGTGACGGTCAAATTGATTGTTGTGCCCATTGAAGCGGCTTCAGCCATGCGGAATGAACCAGGGTTGAAATTGCTTGAAACCACACTGCTTGCAGCTGACGCGGCAACCCTTGCAGCGGTTGCAATTCCGCTTGAAGTTGTGCCACCGCTTGACGTTGTTCCCGCTGGTGTTGTAATTGCTGAAACACTAGGCGTTGAAACCGTACCCGTGGACATTGAAAAGTTACCCAATGCGCCCGTCGCCGTCGAACCCGAACCGCCACCGATCTTTGGAATGCTTGGAATGTCTTTACCCCACTGCACGGCGTTGTATCCCTTAATAATTAAATTGATACCGTCAATGGCAGTGTTCAGCAATGGTTTGATCGCGCCCAAAACTTTGGCAATGATCGTGATAACCAATTCGGCAATGTCGCCCACGACCTTTAATGAGTCGCCAATTGCCTTGCCAACCAACGGCGCAATGAATTTGACCACGTCCCAAAATGCTTTGAATTCGTCCTTGCTATTCATAACCGCGGTTTTGACGCTATCGAAGACCGACTTCACGCCTTCAATAATTGGTGTGAATGTTTTTTTCAATGTTGTGCCAACGTCAGTGACTACCTTGCCAAACCCGTCGCCTTCGGTCAGGCTGAACGCGGCTGAAAATGCCTGGATTGCTGGCAATGCATTTTCATTGATGAATTTCAATAGTTTGTCCAGGACTGGCAACAATGCCGTGCCCAATGTTTCCTTTGCTTCGTCGAAGGCAACCTGAACGCGTGCGATCTGTCCCGCGTATGTGTCAGCGTTTCGCGCTGCTGCGCCGCCGAACAATTCAGTCAAACGACCTTGTACCTGCTCGAATGACATTGTTTTCAATTCGGCAGTAGATAACCCAACGCCCAATTTACCCAGGGCGGCAGTGTTCCCGTCGTATGCTTTGGCAAGCGAATTCGCAATTGCTTCGACAGGCTTACCCGTCGCCGCACTAATGTCTAATGCGGTTGAAAGTAAATCTTGCGCCTTTGTAATGTCGCCCGTCGATCTAACCAGGCGACCTAATGCTGGACGCAATTCGTCGTCAGCCACACCCGTTGCCAATGACATTTGAAGAATTGAATCTTCAGTTGCCTTGATCTGCGCCTGGGTTGCACCCGTGGCATTTTCCAACGCCAGTGCCAATTGTGTCTGCGCCTTTTCGTCAGCGATTGCAGCCTTTACGCCTTCGATACCAATTGCAATTGCAGCAGCACCAGCAGCGGCAGCAGCTGCGGCAAATGCTTTACCGATTGCAACGCCAGCCTTGCCAACCTTGTCGCCAAATGAATCAACGTCGCCCGAAGCGGTCTTGAGCGATTTGTTAAGGTTGTCAACGTCTCCAAGAATGGAAAGTTTAAGGGTGCGACTACCAGCCATTAGTCGTACTTCCTAACTATTTTTGAGAATGATTCTTCCCATTTTTTGATGATTTCAGGTTGTGCGCTTCGAAGCGTTGGGTAGATAAACCAACCGCGTGACCCGCGACCTTCACGACCTGACCAAACTGGAAATTGCTTGAAACGATTTGAACCGAATTCGTAACCGCCCCAAACCTGTTGAGTCGTACCCCCACCGCTTAACTTTTGGGCAGCGAAACCAAATGAAATTTCACCGATCTTTGACGACTTTGAAACCTTTGAACCCTGGGCGATTTTGGGTGCAACGCGGTTGGTGGATTGATTAGCCGTTGCAATAATCTTGCCCCGAACGTACTCAGCCAATTCGCTGGTGGCTTCTTTTGCTTGCTGGGTTGCTTCTTCGTCCATTGCTTTGAACGATCGCAGAATGGCACGCAATTCGGCTTTGTCATAACTAATTGCGTCAGTCGCCATTTGCTCGCCTTTCTAGAATTTCGATAATCGTCAAAATGTCTTCGGCACTTTCAAACTCATTTGGTGATAGCCCCGTTGCCAGGGCTATCTCCCAAACGATTCGACTTAGGCTTCCGACTGGGTAACTTTTGGGTTTGCTTCACCGACGATCACTTCGGAAATAGTTTCCGTCCATGCTTCGATCGGCTTGACTGGCTTACCAGCTGCTTCTCGCTTCATGGCGTGATAGGCAAGGAATACCAAATCGGAAATTCCGATCTTTTCCTGCGCCTGGGCAATGGTGTGACCCGTTTGCTTCTCCCACTTCACCCATTCAGGCGGTGCCGCCGTGTAGGTGATTTGGTCGCCGTTGTTGTATTCAATTGTTATTGGTAACTTCATTTTTTCTCCCGATTGTTAGTTTTTAACTGAATGTTTCAGTAGGTGTTCCCACCACAATGAATGATAGGTCAACCGTCTGCGCGTCAGGTGCTGACCCGCCGACTGCTGGAAATACTGGCATGACGTTGAATGCAAACACTGCACCAGTCACCGCAGTCAATGAAACTGCCAGTGTTGTGTTTGGTGCTGATTCGCATGCTGACCATAGTGCTTCGCACAATGAACCAGTCGCGCCCCAGTCTGCAAGCATTGAAACGTCGAAAGTCCACTGGTCGTCAATGTGCTTGTAAGCCTTGCCGTCTAGTGTCTGATAAGTCTCAACGGTTGGTGAATTCGCAAGTGTTGCGCTGGTCGCCTGCGCGTCGTAATTAACGGTTGCAATGGTCACGACTAAATCGCGACCAGTTATGATTGTCGTTGGCATTTTGTCCCCTATGTTGTTTGTGTGTAGTACGTCGAAACGTTTATGTCTGCCACCAGCATTGGACTTTGACCCACTTCCAAAACTGTCGGCTTTTCAACAACGCCAACAACGTATCCCGCGGGCATTGCCGCGAGAATTCCTATGATTAGTTTTTCCAGGTTATCTAATGAACCTGCATTGCTATTTGAAGCAACGATTGCAGTAATTGCAAAATTGAGTTTGACCTGTGTTTTTGCTTTACCGATCAGCACAACTTCCATGTAAGGCGAATCGGGCACGACCACGATTGCGGGTGGAATTGGTGCTTCGGGGACGCTCGGGTACACGTTGGCAGATAGCGCGCTGAAAGCATTTGCTAGGGCTGCACGGGTTTCGGATACGGCGTTGGCTGGCACTTATTGAACGACCGTTTCAACGTCCAGGTAAGGCATAAGCAACGTGGACACGCGGTTGGTCAGGCTTCGACCCATACGGTATGGCGTTGAAGCAAAATCTACGCCCTCGATCTGTCCGCCTGCTGCAACCCGTGATTGGAATACTTCAACGGATACGGCAAGAATTGCAGATTCGATTGCTGGGGTGTTTGCGTATAGATCAGCTGCGGAATAGCCTGAAAGTGTTGCAGTGCCTGTCGGGATTATGTCGCGCAATGTGACATCTGATGAAGTCAATGCAGCGGTAAATGAATAAGGCGTGACGGTAACAACGGTGTGTGTTGCGGTAAATGGCGCAGGCAAACCAGCAACAATGACTGACTGACCAGCAACAAAATGGTGTTCGCGTGCGGTGTAAAAATAAGCAGTGTTTGATTCTAATTTGTACGCATTAACGGCTGAAGTGTTTGCAACCAGCATGGGCAAAATGACGGCTTCAGCGGTGTTGATAATTTCGTCTAGGTAACTGTCTGAATAAAGTGAAACGGACACGCCAAGCACCGTACGCAATTGACTCGCAGTGACAATGGCTGGCATGTCCGTTTCCTTTCGATCGGCTGCGGCGAGATCGGGAGAACCCGCCGCATGATTAGTTGGGGTTAGTTATCAGGTCTTATTGATACCGAATGCGCCTGCACCGATTTTCGTTGCAATTGCACCGTAACCATAAACTGAAACTGATACCTGACCTGAAGCAATAACGTCAGCGCGTAGGCGATACGTTGGTGATTCATACCATGTGTATGCAGTTGGGTTGATGATTAGCATTGAATCATCTTTGTCAGTGTCATTTGCTGACGGTACGTTTGCAGTGACGTAAAGATCAAGTCCTGCAACGTTTCCACGAATTGAATCTGGACGAACTGAACCGCCTGCGTTTGAAGGTTGTGCAGCCATGTAGATTGGACGACCTGAATCGTTCAATGTCATTAGGTTTGCCCATTGTGAAGTGTTCGCAAGAATGTTGCGCGCAAATCCCTGTGTGTTTGAATAAACTGAAGCAGCACCGCGTGAAACAAAACCAAGCAATTCAGCTGCGGTTGGGTATGTTGTCAGTGTTGTTGCGTCGGCTGTTGCACCGCTTGCAAGTGCAGTGTAGACGGCTAGGTCTGTTGCTTTTGCGTACGCTGCTGACATGTTTGTCAATAACTCATTGAAAAATAGCGGTGAAGTACGGTCAAGCAATTCAACGGAAAATGTCTGTTGTCCTGCGTACTTCTTGACGGATACTGAAAGGAAACTTGAAGCCTGATCAGTTTCTGAAGGTGTGCCTGCTTCGGCAGTTTCTGCCACTGTTGGCATTGTTGTGATCTTTGGAATTTC